TGAGGCTGATGACCTAATTGCATATTATGCAAACATCGCAACTGACGAACAAATTATTATATTCTCGGCGGACAAAGACTTAACACAACTTATATCCAAAAGGGTTACCATCTATTCTCCAACATCAAAACAATACTTTAAGAATGGAGATAAGATTACAATCAATAAGGTTGATATACCACATACTAACGTCTTATTAACCAAGATTATGACAGGGGATAAGTCTGATAACATAGATGGTATAGAAATGTTGGGAGAAAAGACTTTGGTCAAATTGTTTCCTGAATTGTTGGAGAAATCCTGTACTATCGAAGAAATCTTGGATAAGGCACGAAATAACCAACAAAAGAAAAAACCAAAAGCGTTAGAAAATATTTTGACTGGACGTACAAAATGTGGTATACTTGGTGAACAGTTCTATGAGACAAATAAAAAGATTGTAGACCTCCACAATCCGTTAATTACCGATGACGGTAAAGAACTTGTAGAACAAATCCACACCGATACCATTGACCCCACCGACAGAGGATATAAGAACTTGATGAGAATGATGATGGAGGACGGTCTCTTCAAGTATCTACCCAAAAACGACGAAGCTTGGGTAAACTTCCTCCGACCATTTATGAAATTAACAAGAAAAGAAAAACGAAACACAAACAAAAATTAAACAAACATGAAAGAGCAAGACAGCACAAAGATGGAATTCCTTTTGACCCTTAACGATAATATCGTGGTCCAAAGATTTTTCAATGTGAGAGGGTTCAACCAAAAGGCAAAAAACTCTGTAGAGTTGTACGAAACCGTTAGTCAAATTAAAGACCAACTTCAGTATCACCTGAAAATGAAAACGGTTATTTACATGATGGACAACAGAGATGCCATTACTCACGACCCGTCAATTATGAACACTTCGTATACCGAAGGACCTGAAGTTTTTAACCTTTTTATTAAGGTTGGGGACACGACAATTTGTCACAGAGTTTTTGATGGAAAATTTTTCCCACCAAAAGTTCGTTATACGGTTGACGTACGACCATTTTTAAAAGAGATTCTAAGAGAGTTGACTGACATTTTTTCAACTCAGAAATTAACTTACAAATATTTGGAATTTGACCTTAGTAAGTAACTATTTAATAATACAGGGGATACATTATAACAAATTATGAACAAAAATTTCGATTATTTAGGGAACACTTTTCAGATTCAATTACTTAACCAGATTGTAGTAGACAAAGATTTTTCATCGTCTATTATCGACGTTATCGAAGCATCTTATTTCGACAACAAGTACTTCAAAATCATCTTACAAATGATTAAGGAATACTATGTTAAGTATGAGTCTACGCCTAACTTCGAAACCCTTGAACAAATTATTAAATCCGAGGTCACTCAAGAAATGGTTGCTAAAATTGTGTTAGACACATTGAAGCAAGTTAAAGAGGCTCCATTTGAAGGAACTCAATTTGTCCAAGAAAAGGCTTTAAAGTTCTGTAAACAACAGGAACTTCAAAAGGCTATGGACAAAGCACAAAAAATTATCACACAAGGTGATTTTGAATCCTACGATAAAGTTGAAGGATTAGTGAGAGAGGCTTTACAAGTAGGTGAAATTGAAAAAGGACAAACAGATATCTTTTCAGAATTGGAAACCGTATTGGACGAGGATTATAGACACCCAATTCCAATGGGAATACCAGGTATTGACAGATTATTAAAAGGTGGGTTAGCAAAAGGAGAGATAGGTGTTATTTTAGCTCCAACAGGGGTTGGTAAAACAACTATATTAACCAAGATAGCAAACACCGCATTTAATATGGGATACAATGTTCTCCAAGTATTTTTTGAAGACAACCCAAAGATTGTCCAAAGAAAACACTTCACCATTTGGACGGGCATTGCACCTGATGAATTAGCTAATCATAGAGATGAGGTTATGGGTAAAATAACTGACATCCAAGAAACTATGAAAAACAAGTTAATTTTGAAGAAGTTGGCATCTGATACTATGACTATGAATCAATTAAAGAGTCAAGTTAGAAAAATCATTGCTGACGGAACAAAAATTGACATGATTATGTTAGATTACATCGATTGTGTATTACCTGAGACATCTGCAAAGGATGAGTGGAAGGCTGAGGGTTCAGTAATGAGAGGTTTTGAAGCAATGTGTCACGAACTAAATTTGGTAGGATGGACCGCAACTCAAGGAAATAGAAGTTCTATATCTTCAGAAGTTGTAACTACAGACCAAATGGGAGGTTCAATCAAAAAGGCACAAGTAGGACACGTTATTATCACGGTAGCAAAAACACTCCAACAAAAAGAAATGAATCTTGCGACAATAGCCATTACTAAATCACGTCTTGGTAAAGACGGGGTCGTATTTGAAAACTGCAAATTCAACAACGAATTACTTGAAATCGACACTGAAAGCTCGGTGACATTCTTAGGTTTCGAGGAACAACAAGAAGAAAGGAAGAGAGATAGGGTTAAAGAACTTATGGAGAAAAGAAAGGCAAAAGAAGCCTCAACAAAAGCTCAAAATAACACCTAATTAAATATCTACTTTTTTCAAAAAAAACTTATTTTTTTTTATAAAAAATTGTGGTCGTTAAGTAGACAACCGCATATTTATCATAAAAATCGTTGATTTTTTGATAAAAAAAACAATTACTTAAATTTAAACAAATGGACATTTCAAACAGAATTTTATCGGACATTACCGTGTACATGAAGTACGCCAAGTATATCCCAGAACTAAAAAGAAGAGAAACATGGCAGGAACTTGTTACTAGAAACATGGAGATGCATATCAAGCAGTACCCTAAACTAGAAAAAGAGATTCGCGAAAACTACATGTATGTTTTCAGAAAACAAGTACTACCATCAATGAGGTCGATGCAGTTTGCAGGAAAACCTATTGAAATTTCACCAAATAGAATTTACAACTGTGCCTTTGCACCAATCGATGATTGGAGAGTGTTCTCAGAAATCATGTTCTTACTTTTGGGTGGAACAGGAGTTGGATACTCAGTACAAAAACATCACGTAGATGCATTACCTGAAATCAGAAAACCAAACAAAGAAAGAGGTAGAAGATGGTTAGTGGCTGACTCAATTGAAGGATGGGCTGACGCTGTTAAAGTGTTGGTTAAATCATACTTCTTTGGTGGTTCACACATCCAATTTGATTTCAGTGACATTAGACCTAAAGGTGCGAGATTAGTTACATCTGGCGGTAAAGCACCTGGCCCACAACCACTTAAAGAATGTCTTATCAAACTTGAAGGAATTTTAGATTCAAAACAAGATGGTGAGAAGTTAAAGGCTATTGAAGTTCATGATATGGTTTGTCATATCGCTGATGCAGTACTTGCTGGTGGTATTAGAAGAGCGGCACTTATTTCATTATTCTCAGCAACAGACGATGAGATGATTGGATGTAAGAGTGGTGCATGGTGGGAAACAAATCCACAAAGAGGTAGAGCTAATAACTCTGCAGTATTGATGAGACACAAGATTGATAAAGATTACTTTATGGACTTGTGGAAAAGAATTGAGGCAAGTGGAGCAGGAGAACCTGGTATCTACTTGAGTAACGATAAAGATTGGGGAACAAACCCTTGTTGTGAAATTGCTCTTAGACCATTCCAATTCTGTAACCTTACAGAGGTTAACGTATCTAACGTTGTATCTCAAGAAGATTATGAAGATAGAGTTAGAGCGGCTACGTTCATCGGAACACTACAGGCGGGATATACTGATTTCCACTACTTAAGACCTATATGGCAAAGAACAACTGAAAAAGACGCTTTAATTGGAATTTCAATGACAGGTATTGGTTCAGGTGCGGTTCTTGGATTAAACATGAAAGCCGCTGCTAAAGTTGTAAAAGACGAAAACAAAAGAGTTGCTGACTTACTTGGTATTAACCCAGCGGCAAGAACAACAACAGTTAAACCTGCGGGAACAACATCTTTAACATTAGGTACATCAAGTGGTATCCACGCATGGCACAACGACTATTATATTAGAAGAGTAAGAGTTGGTAAAAACGAAGCAATCTATTCTCATTTAAAAGAAAATCACCCTGAGTTGGTGGAAGATGAATACTTCAGACCACACGACACAGCGGTTATTGGAATACCACAAAAATCACCTGAAGGTTCAATCTTAAGAAATGAATCACCAATCCAATTATTGGAGAGAGTGAAGAAAGTTCAACAAGAATGGATTAAACCAGGTCACAGAAGTGGTTCAAATGCTCACAATGTATCTGCAACCATTTCAGTTCGTGAACACGAATGGCCTGCGGTTGGTGAGTGGATGTGGGAAAACAAAGATGCATACAATGGATTATCAGTTCTACCATACGACGGAGGAAGTTATATCCAAGCACCGTTTGAAGATTGTACTAAAGAAAAGTACGAAGAGCTTATGAAAACATTACATGATGTTGATTTATCTAAAATTGTTGAATTAGATGATGATACAGACTTGAGTGGTGAAGCGGCTTGTGCTGGAGGGGCTTGTGAAGTAAAATTCGTATAATATGAACGAACAAAATAACGGAAGGGAGAAGCCTAAAAAACTTCTCCCTTCTGATTTTTACTATAATGATAAAGGATTAATTGTTTTTACAGAATCATACCACACTAATAGAGGTTTTTGTTGTGGTAAAGGATGTTTAAATTGCCCTTATGAACCAAAGTATCAAAAAGGTAATACTTCTTTAGTAAAAAAATAATCCAAGTATATTTATGGTATATGGCAGATGGAATTACATATGGTCTTAATTTCCCTTTTAGAGATTCTAGAAGGGGTGACTACTTAGAACTTACTCAATTAGAGTCTCAAGAAATCAAGGCGGACTTAATACATCTTTTATTAACTAGAAAAGGTAGTAGATATTTTTTACCTGATTTTGGTACAAGATTATTGGAATATATATTTGAACCTTTAGACGGGCCAACATTTTCACAAATAGAAGCGGAAATAAGAGATTCTGTACAAAAATACATACCAAATCTCAAAATAACTTCATTACAAGTTTTTGACGCTTCAACCGAAGAAGAGTCTGAAAATAGAACAGTTATATCCGGTGACGAAAGAGTATTCAGGGTACCTGGAATTGGAACAAAAGAACATACCGCAAGAGTCAAGATAGATTTTGTAGTTACCTCGAACGCATTTGAATCTAGTGATTTTATTATAATTAATATTTAAACTATGGCAAATAAAAAAATATCATATACCGTCAGAGATTTTCAGTCAATAAGAACTGAATTAATAAATTTTGTAAGAACTTATTATCCTGACTTATTGGCTAATGTAAACGACGCATCAGTATTCTCAGTACTTTTGGATTTAAATGCCGCGGTCTCAGATAACCTACAATTTCAAATAGACAGAAGTATTCAAGAGACTGTTTTGCAGTACGCCCAACAAAGGTCATCAATATATAATATAGCTAGAACCTATGGACTTAAAGTTCCTGGTCAAAGACCATCAGTTGCTTTGGTTGATTTCTCAATTATTGTTCCAGCATTTGGAGATAAAGAAGATATAAGATATTGTGGAATATTAAGAAGAGGTTCACAAGTACAAGGTGCCGGACAAACGTTCGAAACAGTGTACGATATAGATTTTTCATCACCATTCAATAATGAAGGATTTCCGAACAGAACTAAAGTTCCTAACTTAGATTCTAATGGTATAATTTTAAACTACACAATAACTAAACGAGAAACAGTAGTAAACGGAATAACTAAAGTATTCAAACGAACAATCTTACCAAATGATGTTGTTCCATTTTTTGAGTTATTTTTACCTGAAAAAAATGTTCTTGGTGTAACGAGTGTATTATTAAAAGATGGAACACAATATGCGAATGTTCCGACAGACCAAGAGTTTTTGGGTACAAATAATAAATGGTATGAAGTAGATGCCTTGATACAGGATAAAGTGTTTGTGGAGGACCCAACCAAAGCGACAGACCAACCAGGGGTTAAAGTTGGAAAATACATTTCTACAAGTAACAAATTTATAACAGAGTTTACACCCGAAGGGTTTTTTAAAATGACCTTTGGAGGGGGAAGTCAATCTTCCGA